GTGTTGATGCTCTTGATCGGGAAGTTGGTGGATTCGAAGAACTTAACGCCTTCAAACTGCACACCAGTAGGCATGACAGGTTCGCCAGCCAGGAAGTAGGCTTGACCGGCCTGGGGGCCTTGGTAGAAGCTGGCGTTGTTAGGCAGCATGGGGTTGCCCATGTACATGCCTTGACCAGGATTACCAGCGTAACGAGCGATCTCGCGGAAGTCAGGGTCACGACGCAGGTGCATCATGAACGTGGGATCGCAAATACAACGATACAGACCATCGGCATAGGTCGGAACGTTGCGCTTGCGCAGGTCCTTAACAACGGTCAGCAGGTCGGTACGCACCTGGAACTGCTGCAGGTCAGCGGTGTATTCAGTACCAGTGTAGGAAATACGACCGGAAGAATCCTTAACCTTGTTACCAGCGAAGTAGTAACCGCCTTGAGTTGTGGAAGCAGCACCGTTGGCTTCAGCTTTGGACAGTTCATCAATGAACACGCGGTCACGCCACCGGCGATAGTCGTCAAGCAGCGTCAGGCTACCGATCGACTGGTGGAACATATTCAGGTTGCCGGTATCCAGCAGCATGCGCTGAGCGGTAACCAGTGTTTCGCGAGCAATCTTGAATGTGCTGGGCTGAGTCGGGTCGCCCGGATCCGCAGGACCGGTGTACTCCTTAAGCACCACCAGAACTTTCTCTTTGGTGATGTTACGGCTGTTAGCGGTACCGATCGTTTGGTCAGCAATACGCTCACGGCTGTCCTTAGTACCAGGGGTACCCCAGAACTTGTAGCGGTCTAACTGAACGGTTTGACCAGGCTGACGTGTGAAGTCGTGGACAACCACGGGCTCCACAGCCATCTCAGCGATGTACGCAGGGTGGGGACGATAAAGTTCCGCACCTAAAATCTTTGGAAAGTCGTTCTCCTGGTCTCTAGTTTCTTAGAGGGGTGGACTATCTCTTCATCCCTGTGGGATGCCGGACGCTAATTCTGGTATTACGTAACAAGATCGTGTTACACCCAGTAGTCTCTGCACCTTCCAATCACGTTCTTGATTGGCTTGGCTCAGGATTACCCTCGGCTTGACGTTAGGGCTTCCCTGAATTCATCCAGTTTGCACTCATCGATTACTCGGTGAGGTGACAACGTTGAGCGTTCAGTTGAGGCATGCTATGCTTTGGAAACTTGTTCATGAACAACATGGAACCAAAACTTGTTCCCGGATTTGGTAATCTTTACTTAACTGAGGAAGGTAAGGCTTTTGAGAAACGTCTTGATCCCGATAATCAAGAATATTTTCGAGAGCTGTCCATCAGTACGACCAGTGTTTATAACCGAGTTTCAATTCTTGTAGATGGGAAGAGGAAACGTTTTCATCTTCATGTCTTGATGGCTGTGGCTTTTTTGGGATTGGATCTGCGTTCCCATGGAACCAGTAACTTCTCCCTTCAAGTCGATCACAAAGATAATAACAAGAGGAATAATCGACTTGACAATCTTGAGATCGTTACCAAACAAGAAAATCTAACAAGAGCTTGGAAAAACGGTTGTTACAAAAACAATGGTTTTGCCAGTAAAGGAAGGCCGAAAAACTCTTTGAGAAAGTTTTCTTCGGACGACGTGGTTAAAATCAAATCTTTAAAAGAGGCTGGTCTTTCTTATCGGAAGATTGCCGAAAAGTTTGATTGTAATCACGGAGCTATTTACCAAATCTTGAAAGGAAATACCTACCAGGATCTGAACTAGCTATCAATAAACACCTTGGTTTATCCTCCAGTGTTAGTGTTTTTATCGGGTGAAAGATAAAGACACATGTGTCTTATCTAACACAAATTTTAGCAGCCCGTAATTTATTTAATTACATGTACTGCATCGTTGGCGCTTTGTATCGTGCGCCAGGGGAATTACTGGATCCATAGGACTCAGGATCAACGGGCATGCCTTGTTGTAAACCAGGAATGCCAACTAATTGTCCAACATTTCCAACGCCGCCACCAAGCATGCCGCCAAGTCCACCAGCGGCTGTTAACGCCAAGGGGATACCGGCAGTGTTAATGCCTGTCTGTACGCGACGTGCAGAGGTTTTAAGGTCGCTCCTTAATTTGGCGGGATCTTCACCCATCCGAACAGCATTATTTAAAAGGTCACGAGTAAACTCAGAAGATTGAATTTGGCTTGGTGACATTTGCGCGCGTCTAGCGACTGCACCAGGGTTATCGAGACTGACAGCTCCAATGTTTCTCATCATGGTTGCCGCCCTTCCGCGTAAGCCTGGGATCTGAGTGCCTAGAGCAGCGCCTAATGCGCCAGCACCCAAAGCCTCCATCCCTAATCTTGCAGGTCCTTCTTCAACAGCTTCACCAGAAACTACGTTTCCTAAAGAAGCAAGGCCAGCGGCACCAAGGCCGCCAGCCACTGCAGAAGCTACCGGATTCCTGCTGACTACATTTGCGTATTTACCAGCAAGTTTCATCACTGGCTCACTCCATTACAAACAATTTGTTAGCAACAGTCTGAGGCTGAGCTTGGTTCAGGACGCGCCAGGCATTCTGAGGATCGCGATTCATCATCTCGCCAAAAGTGCCCCAGAAATTCTCAGGTGCTTGCGGAGCAGCAGCTGTCGGAGGAGCAGGGAAGTTGCCAGCTTGGAACTGACCAATCGACTGAGTCGGATAACCGCGTGTCTCAAGTTCCTGCTCGTTTTCGTACACCGGGTACGGACCTTCAGGACCAAAGAACTTAAGCGTGTAATCGCTCAGGACATCGGGATTGGTAAGGATCTCGTTGTAGGCAAGATTCTCTTGGTGCTCGTTAACAGCGAAATTAGCGTAACCCTTGATGGTGTCAGCGGCGCGGTTTCCCCACGCGACGGCGCTGTCCAGCATTTGCTCCAGGTTTAGAGCGTAGTTGTTCAGCACTGCCGGAGCTTCGACCCCGAACGCGTCCATCACGTACCGACTGTCCTGGCTCATTCCCAGGAGGTCCGCCATTTGGGTTGCCGCCTCCTGCAAGGATTGATTGGAGGAGGTTGGGGAATAGCTGGGCGAGTATGCCTGGTTGGGAGACCAAGTCTGCGGAGCCGATTGTTGCGTAGCTTGGCTGCTGTACTGTCCGTAATTGGCCGGGGTATACGCCGTCGTCGGCGGCGATGGTTGACCCTGGAACGGGGATTGGACTGGTGCGCTCAGCAGATTCACCACCTTGTTGAACGCCGATTCCCAGGGATTCCCCGCCGAGTCCGCCGCCGGTTGGGATTGGGGGGCGTACTGAGTAGGGCTGGATTGGTAGCTGGGGGCTGCCTGAGGTACCGCTTGGGGGTAGCTGGTACCCACCTGATACGCCACCGGAGCCGGAGCCTGGTAGCTGGCCGGAGCTGCTTGCGGTGCTGCCACCACGTAGCTGCTCGGAGCGACGGCCACTGGTGCTTGGCTCGTCTGTGGGATCGATTGGACGGTAGCGTCCTGCATAACTCATCTCCTTTTGTAAAGCTTCTAAAGTGCGATATAGATAGGGTGTTAAATCTAATCGCGGGTCCGCAGCCATCGGTAAGTCCGGTGATTGCGGATGGGGAGTTTGCATCATTCCCCCCACAAGGCGAGCAAATTGAGAGTATGCACCCTGCAATTCATTCACCATTCTGAACGGAAACCCAGATAACATCTCGGCCCGTTCCTCATCCGTCTTGGACGGGAAGAGGTATTTCAGTGCCTCAATGCTATCAACACCTAACTCCTGTAAGTTGCGTACCACGATGGAGTTGTTCAGGATGTCTTGAGTGGAATCCTCATAAACAGGCCCAAGCCAACGCCACTGCATGGTCACATCGCCATCTGGAATCAAACCAGAAACACCAGGGGGGATCTGCTGCGTTTGAAGGCAAGCCATCATCAACTGCTTAACTTGATCATCAAATGCACTCATGGCATCGTTGTAAGCTGCCAAGTCTTCCGCACTGGATTCCTCTGGAAGATCCAAGGGTTTTTCTAATCCTGCAGCGGCGGCAAGCGTCTCCTTAAACAGGCGTTCTTCTTGGTAGATAATTAGCTCAAAACAACGGCAGATACCGTAAGT